GAACAACTTCATCATGTCGCCAATGGCCTGCACGATGGCGACTGCCGACCTGATGCTGCCCAGGGGCGTGCATGAGGCTGCGCGCGAAAACTTCGACGGGATCTCAATGCGTATGATCTCGGCCTATGACATCAGCAACGACAGGTTCATCACCCGTCTTGATGTTCTCTACGGCTATCAGTGGGTCCGCCCTGAATGGGCCGTCCGCGTGCCTGACGCGCTCTAGGATTAATATCGCAGCCGGGCATCCCGCTCGGCTGCGTCTTCCACATGGTGATTAATGTCCAATGATTATCCCCGGATGCTCTATGCGCCCGATGGCGGCACGCTCACGGTCCTTTCCGAAAATGAAGAATATGAAGCTGGCCCTGATTGGGTGCGTGAGCCCTTTGATGTGCATCGATCTATTCGCGTTCACGATGCCGGCATAGCGCCGACGCCTGACGCTGTCCTTGCCGAGATGATTGCTGAGCGCGTTTTTGCCAAGGTAAAAGCGCTTCTTGCGCCCGCTGAGCCGATCAGGCGCGGACCCGGACGGCCTAAAGTTTCTCTTGATTGATTGGTGACTCATGGCTGTTGGCGACTCTGTTTCAGCAAACGACATCATCAACCTGTCCTTGAAAGAGGCGGGTGCACTGGGTGTCGGGCAGACGCCCTTGGCTGAAGACATCAACGACGCGTTTTTGATCCTTAACGGGATGCTGTCGCAATGGCAGCGCCGCCGGTACATGATCTATCATCTGGTCGATGTGGCGTATCAGGCGACCGGGGCCGCGTCCTATACGATCGGGGTTGGCGGTAATTTCAATACGGCCCGTCCCGCGGGCATCAACAGCGCCTTCGTGCGCCAGATCAATGGCGCGAGCCAGGTCGATTATCCGCTTAACGTCATGTCGTCGCGTGAGGACTATAGCGACATCGTCTCAAAATCGGTCCAATCTTTGCCGATGGCGGTTTATTATGACGCGAGCTATCCGCTCGGAACCCTGTACTTTTGGCCGGTTCCGACGAGCCTCTACCAGCTTCACGTTGTGGTTTACGAAAGCCTGCCCAAGTTCACCAATCTCGCGACGCAGCTATCGCTTCCACCCGAATATTTTGAGGCCATCCATTACAATCTGGCCTGCCGCTTGCGGCCTGCGTATCAGCTTCCGCCCGAACCAAGCTTGGTGCAAATGGCCAAAAGCGCCTTGGATACGGTGAAGATGGCGAACACTCAGGTTCCGCACATGAAGATGCCGCCGGGGTTGCAGGGCGGTGGCCGGTTTAATATCTACGCCGGGACGGTAAACTAATGGCGCGCATCCCGCTTGTCGGTGGAGCGTATCAGGGGCGCTCTATCATTTCCTCTGCGCAGCGCTGCGTGAATTTGTACCCAGAGCTGAACCCGCCTGAATCGCAGATGCCTGTTCCGGTGACGCATTACCCGACGCCGGGGCTGACGGCGCTGGCGACCTCACCAAACATTGGGAAGTTCCGTGGGCTCTACACCGCGTCAAACGATGTCCTTTATGGCGTCGTTGAGAATAAGGTTTACAAGATCGCGTCCGACTGGACGTTTACGCTGTTGGGCACGATCGCAGACCGCAAAAGTCAAGTCTCGATGATTGACAATGGCCTTGCCCTGGTCATCGTGGACGGCTCGAGTATCGGCTATTGCATTGACCTTGCAACGAATTCCTTCGGTACGATCAGCGCAACGAACTTCTTGGGGGCGGATCGGGTCGATGTGCTTGATACCTATTTCGTCTTTAACAACCCGACCACCAACCAGTTCTATATCTCGCTGTCGCTTGTGACGTTTGCGATGTTGACGGGCGGGACGGCGTTTGACCCGCTTGATATCGCAGCCAAGGTTGGCTTCGGCGATGCCTTGCAGGGGGTGATCGCGGTCCATAACGAGCTTTGGCTGGTCGGCAAGAAGACATGTGAAGTCTGGTACAACAGCGGTGCTGCGGACTTTACCTTCGGGAAGCTGCCGGGCGTCTTTATGGATCATGGCTGCATCGCACCATATTCGATCAACAAGCTCGACAAGGCTATTTTCTTCCTTGCTCAAGACCGCGAGGGGTTCGGCATTGTCAATATGTCGGACGGCTACTCGCTTGTCCGCATCTCGACCCATGCGATTGAGGCAGAAATCCAAGCCTATTCTGTCAAAACCGATGCGATCGGCTATTGCTACCAAATCCAAGGGCATGCGTTCTATGTTCTGACGTTTCCGACGCAGAATGTCTCGTGGGCCTACGAGATCGCGACGCACCAGTGGCATCAACTGGCCTCGACCGACACGAATGGGGGACTGAACCGGCACAAGGCGAATTGCTGCGCAGCGGCCTATGGCCAGAACGTCGTTGGCGATTGGCAGAACGGTAAGCTTTATGCGCTCGATGCCAATGTCTTCACCGATGACGGCACTCCGATCATCCGAATCCGCACATTTCCCCATCTCGTTAATGACGGGCGGCGGGTGTCTTACAATGAGTTCACGGCAGACATGCAAGTCGGCACGCTGCCTGGCTCGCTGGTTGACGCTTTTGTCTCCCTGCGCTGGTCAGACACGCGGGGCGCATCATGGGGCAACCCTGTGATGCAGTCGCTTGGTGGGACGGGCGAATATTATACAGTGACAAGCTGGTCCAGGCTCGGCATGGCGCGCGATCGCGTGTTTGAGCTATCTTGGTCAGCCCCGGTGAAAACCGCTCTCAATGGTGCCTTTATTCGCACCACAGGACATGCCAGCTAATGCGCTCGCTGCCTGCTGCCAATCAGCCTATTGTGGACCCTGACACGGGCGTTCTGCGGCCTGAGTGGGTGAAGCATTTTGCTCGTCAAGACGCCTATGCAAGCGCGATCCTGTCGCTGACACTTACCGGCTCGCCCTATACCTACACGGCCAGTGGGCGCGGCCGCTTGCTGGTCAAGGGCGGCACGGTATCAAGCATCTCGCTCACTCGGGCGCGGGTGACGATCATCACCGGCCTGACGGCTGGCTTTATCCCGATGTCGGCGGGAGATGTCGTCACGATCACCTATAGCGCGCTGCCGACAGCTTCATTCATCCCGGAATAAAAACGCCCGGAACGGCTTGCAGGCCGAACCGGGCGGGAATTAACAACTTCCCACTCCGAAGAAATTGCAAATCGAGTCTAGACGAACGGTCTCGTCTTGCAAGGGCAAACATGAAATTCTTTCACCAACTAGCGGCCGGCCTTGATGTCGGTCCACTGATGCACGCGCTTGCCCGCCAGCCCGAGCTTTGGAACCAGAACACACTGCGGACGGCGCACCCTGGCACAGCGCATGCTGCCGTGTCTGACATCTGGCTTTGGTTCAACGAAGTCCCGGTTGAAGGAACAACCATCTCGGTTGCTCAGGATCGCGAGGTCATCGCATACCCGGCTTGGGGACAGCTACCACAGGCCCGTGAGATCATCTTCAACCTGATGCGCCGCGTCGAGGGTGTCCGTTTGGGCCGCGTCATTATCACCAAGCTGACGCCTGGCAAGATCATCACGCCGCATGTCGATGGTGGGGCGCCCGCGACCTTCTACACGCGCTATCAGATTGCCTTGCAGAGCTTACCGGGTGCGCTGTTCCATATTGGCGACGAGACGGCAGGGTTCCAAACCGGTGAGGTCTGGATGATCGATAATTCGGTCGAACACTCGGTTGTCAACAATTCGGCAGACGATCGCATCGTCATGATCGTAGACATCAGGAACGGCTAAATGATCACCTCGCAGATTGAGAGCTTTCGCGAGCGCTTGGACGAATTGAAGCCGCTTCTTCCGCTCCACTACGAAGAGCTTGCGCTTGACAAGGATAGCGTCCCGCTCGATCCGCAGTACGACCTATATTTTGCTCGAGAGGCCCGCGGTGAACTGTTGTTTGTCACATTGCGGGAGGAGGGCGCTTTGATCGGCTATTTCATCGGGTTCATCGCGCCGGGCATGCACTATCGGACCTGCCTGACCCTGACGATGGATATCTTTTACGTCCACCCGGAGCATCGCGGCAAGCGGGGTGGGCTGACCTTGTTCCAAGCGGTGAAGAAAGAAGCCATCCGGCGCGGCGTAAATCGTTGGTTTGTTGGCCACAAGACACACATGCCTGATGCGGGACGCCTGTTCAAGCTGATGGGCTTTCGGGAGATTGAAACCTCCTATTCAATGATGCTGGAGAGCTAACATGGTCGCTGTTGCTATTATTGGGGCCGGTGTCGTTGGCGCGGGCGCAACGGCTTATGCGGCGAGCAATGCCGCGGATGCTCAGTCGGCAGCGGCGGATAAAGCTAGCCAGACGCAGTTGCAGATCGCCAACCAGAGCGCTGCGCTTCAGAAGGCGCAATACGACCAGACTCGCACGGATCTTCTGCCCTACAGCACCAATGGCGCGGCTGCGAGCAACATGCTGACTGGCCAGCTTTCCAATCTTACGAGCCCGATCAAGATGGATCAGACGACTCTAGAGCAGACGCCAGGCTACCAGTTCAACCTCTCGCAGGGGCTGAAATCTGTCCAAAACAGCGCGGCTGCTCGCGGCCTTGGTGTATCCGGCGCGGCTATGAAGGGTGCAGCGAATTATGCCACCGGGCTTGCTGACAGCACCTATCAGAACCAGTTCAACAACGCGAACATCAACCAGACCAACGCTTATAACCGCCTGATTGGCGTCTCTAATCTTGGCGAGAATGCCGCGGCGATGACCGGCAGCATTGGCCAATCTGGCGCGAATAGCACGGTTGCCTCCAACAGCAATGCCGCGAACGGCGTCGCCAATGCGCAGATTGGTGCGGGTAATGCTCAGGCTGGGGCATACATGGCAGAGGCTAAAGCGTTCAATGGCGCAGTTAACCAGATACCGGGCGCTTATTACCAATATCAGCAAAATCCGCTGACTAGCGCATCGACTTACGGAAGCCAATACGCATCAAATGCAGCAAATGCTGCCCCCGGCATGTTCGGCCCCGGATTTTAATTCTTAGGAAGGTCGCATCATGACGGAAGTTGACACCTCAATCTACCAAACGCCCCCGGTTAAGTCTGGCGTCGATCAGCTTAATGACATGGTCGGCATGCAAACCAACATGCAAAATCTTCAGCAGAAAAAGCTGGATATGGCTGTCGGCCAGCAGAAGTATGTCGCCAACATTCTAGGCTCGCTTTACGGAAAGCCTGATCTATCGGCAAACGACATCATTCAGGAAGGTTCCAAAGCCGTGCAGATGGGGATTATCCCCCAACAGCAGCTCGGGACCATGTTGCAGGGTCTGCCGCAAGATCCGCAGGCGTTGCGCCAGTGGGTGGGCTCATTGGCTTTACGTGCAGCTTCAGCCAGTGAACAGCTTCAGGCGCACGCGGGCCAGTTTATGCAAACCGATACTGGATCGGGCATCACGGGCTTCAACCGCAATCCCATGACTGGTGAGGTTAACCCGGCACAGGGTGACTCGGCATATATGCGAAAGACGCCAACGATCAGCGAGGCACAGGCTCGCGTCGAAGGCGTGCCGGATGTACAGGGCCGCCCGACGATGCGGCCGGCGCCTGGTGCCGCGATTGAAGCTGGAACCTTGAACCCAGACGGCACGGTCAACGTCCCGCCACCGCCAGGCTATGGCAACAACCGCCTTGTCGCTCCCC